TTGAGAACACCATGTTGTAGCCACCCCTGCCGCCGCTGAAAAATTATGCGCCGCATCTGCGATAACAGCCACAGAATCATTATATCGACCAAATGACCCGCACTTTGCAGTAGTCTCAAGACTACAAATGCTAGTAGCAGACGGACTAAACGCAAGTGATATTTCTGAATATGCAAATGCTATGGAGAAATATCATTATAGACGAAAATTTGCCTTTGGTGACTTGAAAGTAGCACATGTACCAGCTGGGAATGGGTTGGCTGCATATGAAGTAATATACGCTGACGTAGTTGACCAACTAGCAGATATTAATGAGGAATTATTATTAAATGATGTAACGTCGACAGCAGTGCAAAATCATAATTTAGTCCCATACCTAAATTCCAGCGGACAGGTTGTTGGTTACCCTGCATCTATTTTAAATATGAGACAGCAAATACTAAATGAAATCGGACAAGCGACGCATACTGTACTGCCTAGGTGGATGACAGCAACACAACCAAATAATGAAGTTATTGGGTGGGTGCCTGCCGTGCCGTTAATTTATTGTGCGCCAGGCCAAGCAGCAGAAATTATTGCTGAGTTAGATCGTAATGGTTTTGATATAAAGCAAATTGATTTTGAAGTCGATCGTTATATATGGGACAATAACATGACTACACAAACTCAATCGCAATACTACTACAATACAACATTCTCAGAAGACATAAACCAATATGATGCATTTATTAAATTCCCTGAATCATCAATATTAGGTAAATAAAACAAAGGAGTAATAAAGAATAATGGCAAGTAACATTGTAGATAATAACATTGACTCGTCTTTTCCAGTATCTGGAATTGATAATGACAGCCAGGGTTTCAGAACAAATTTTGCAAATATTGCGTCTAATTTTACACATGCAAAAAATGAAATTAGCGAAATCCAAGCAAAGGCTATACTGAAGTCCCCATTGGGAAGTGCTGCGGCGGTTGATAACGATATGGGTGGCACGCAATTAAAAGCAGCTACCATAATCGATTTTAGGCAACAAGTTTATGATCATCAAACCGTCTCCGGTAATTTAATCATTGACCACAAGTATGGTCATTATCAGGTTGTTGAAACCACTGGCCCACTGAGCCTGACATTTACTAATTTCCCCGGTGGGACTAGTGCTGTATTAGGTGTTGTTCGTGTAGAATTTCATATTACCGATGTATCGCACACAATTACCTTGCCACCAGCAGTAGTTCATGGCGTTGATTTTATTGACGGGTATAATGCAGGAATTATTACATTTACTGATCCTGGTGTCTATGTATTTGAATTTACAACATACGACAATGCGGAAATAACAGTCAGAGACCTGACTAGAACTGGCGTTAGTGGCACTCCTGGCGGATCTGTTTTTACTCCCATTATCACAAATCCAGTCTTAAATGATGTAATTACATATGATGGAACTAATTGGGTAAATAGCCCATCCGGTGCATATTCTGCCTATGAAATTGCAGTAAACAATGGGTTTGTTGGTACAGAAGCACAATGGCTAGCATCGTTAGTTGGCCCCCAAGGCCCTGCTGGTCCGACTGGCCCCCAAGGCCCTGCTGGTCCGACTGGCCCTGCTGGTCCGACTGGCCCCCAAGGCCCCGCTGGTCCGCCACCACAATTAGTAAACGCAACTATTACTAGTTCAATTGGTACAGTCGGTGACTTAAACGGGCATATGGCATATGACAACCAATATCTTTATATTTGTGTTCAAGATTATGATGGTGTTTCTGATATTTGGACCAGAGTATTAATTGACACAACCCCATGGTAACAGTTAGATAGACTGTTACCTATTTTGGTTTTATTATTGCTCCTATTATTTGTGTGCATAAATACGCATACAGTATAGGAGCTAATATATGGAATCATTTAATCCATTAATAAACACACCTGCATCAGATTTAACAGATGAGGAGCTTGTTGAAAAACAATCAAAACTTCTAGGTGTTATCAATTTTGCCAATTCAATTGGCGACATTCAATTAATTGAACAAGCAGCAAATATGCTCAACATATATCAAGCAGAGCAACACCGCCGCTTTTTAGAAAAATCAACCGATTCAAGCGAAGACGATTTTAGCGATAAAATTAAAATCAGCAAATGAGGGATAAATTCGGACAACTATATCATAGTGCTAATGAACTAGCTGATCGGATATTAGAAGACCCGGCTGCTAGAATCAAAGGTGTATTGGTTGAAGCAAGTGATGCAAAAATATATAATGATGCAATGCGTTATCATAATCAAGATAAATTTGATGACGAATTAGAATTATTAGAAGAATACACTACACCAAACTTCAATACGATTGCAGATTATGATAAGTTCATGCAATCACAAATCCAAATGCCTTCTGAATATAAAAATATGGATATTTGGCAATGGTTGATTACTAAATGCTCATCGGATGAAGAAATCGATAGAGTTACGTTGGAATATAAGTTATTTGAGAGTCGTGGCTTAATTCCTTTACTACGATACTTGAAATATATGATTGACGTGTTTAGAGAGCACAATATTGTTTGGGGTGTTGGTAGAGGCAGCAGTGTTGCGAGTTTCATTCTGTATCTAATTGGAGTACATAAAATTAATTCAATCAAATATAACCTAGATATACATGAATTTCTACGGTAAATACAATTCACAAACGGAGCAATAACATATGGCTAAGAGTTACAGAACTATGCGAGGAAGAGATATTAATATGGATGAACTCATCCTAAAACAGGAAAAAACTATTGCCGTTGGCAATATGAATGTAAATGCTGCTGGTGATTTAATCGGTCCTGGCGGAAAAATCATTCAAACTAAATCAGAAAGGGTAAGGGCGAATGCAGAGCTGCACACAATGACACCAGATAATATCCCAGTACAGCGAACATCTACAGATAAACCGAAACAAAGTACGACAGAAGTCCCAATTGAAAATCTTGATCCAATTGTATCAACAGATTCTGATCAGGTTGACAAAGAAGTAGTTGAACCAGAAGCATCATTGGCAGCAGCCGTCGCAAAGAAAAAAAGTGTTGAACATAAAAAGACTGAAACAAAACCAAGCAAAAAGAAGAAAGGAGTGAAACGAATTTAACATGAAATTAAAACCAACACATGACACAGTCATTGTTACAGATATGAACTTTGACCAACGAATTACTTCCGGTGGTATTATTTTATTATCAGATGATAAACGCCAAGAAGGCATTAGGCCCAGGTGGGCTAGAGTAATTGCGATTGGTCCCGAGCAAAAAGATGTTAAAGTTGGGGATTGGATTCTCGTTGCTCACGGCAGATGGACGCGCGGAATTGAATGGAATGATCAAGTTATTCGAAAGGTAGACAATAATGACATCTTGCTAGTGTCAGACAAACCAATGCAAGATGAAGGTTTTGGTATCGTAGATTAGGAGGCATATTATGGCTGGAAAAGGCTCAAAACCACGTCCGCTTTCTGTACCAAGAAACAAGTTTGAAGATAATTGGGAGCGGATTTTTGGTAACAAAGGTAACAACAATTCAGAAAACGATAAACAACATAAACAACAAAACAAAGGTAATTAATGTGAAAAACACTCTCTGGGTTGAAAAATATCGTCCTAATACCTTGGATGGATATGTCTTTGTTGATGAAAATCAAAAAAACCAAATCACTCAGTGGATTAAAGATAAATCAATTCCGCATCTTTTATTAACTGGTGATCCAGGAACTGGAAAAACCACACTAGCAAAAATTTTGATCAATATGCTAGATATCCACAAATATGATATTCTAGAGATTAACGCATCTAGAGAAAATGGCGTGGATCATATTCGTGACAAAATTACAGGATTTGTATCAACCATTCCACATGGTTCATTTAAAATTGTGTTGTTGGACGAAGCGGACTTTATGTCGCAGTCTGGACAGGCAGTTTTACGTGGAGTAATGGAAATGTATAATGAAACGGCTAGGTTCATTCTTACTGCGAACTATGCTCATAAAATTATTCCAGCACTTCATTCTAGATGCCAAGGGTTTCATATTAATAGTCTTGACAAGACAGAATTTGCAGTCAGAGCTGCTGAAATTTTGGCTACTGAAGACATTGAGTTTGAAATTGAAGATCTAGATGTATATGTTGATTCTACTTATCCAGATTTAAGAAAATGCATCAATTTGTTACAAGCAAATTCATCTAGTGGCAAATTAGTTGTATCGTCCAGTAGTATTGCAGAAACTGACTATATGACTGGTGTTGTTAAGTTATTCAAGGACGGCAAGTATAGAGAAGCAAGAAAATTACTATGTAATAATATTACAAGGACTGACGTGGATGGTATTATTACATGGGCGTATAACAATCTAAATATTTGGGCAGATGATCCAAATGAGGAGGATGATGCAATTATTATCATTAGAGATGCTGCGGCAAGAGTGCCGCTAATTGCAGATCCAGAAATCAATATTAGCGCAATGCTAGTTGAACTAACTAAAATCAAAGAAAATCGAGAATAACAATGAGTGATAAAAAACCAATTACAGTTGCAGAAGAATTAGCACAATCAGAAGATATCGATCTATACTATGCTGTTAAGTTCTATCTAAAACCAAAAAATCCCCACAAGACCATCAATAAAGGATACATGAAAGACCCCAATAATGTTGTTTATAATGTTCAGCATTATCTAACTAAACGACTCAGAGACAAGCATTTAACCGCTGATGTCATACTCAATGTCAGAGATAAAACTGTAGTCAAATGCAGGATTGGTGACTTAACATACGAAGAACTAGCCGACATAATCAATAATCAGAGTTAAACTAACTAATGACACATAATGATTTTTTAAGCATTGCAGCGAAATATGCAAATGATTCAAAATGTGGCAGCATGAAGGTTGGTGCATTGATTGTGCTAGAAGATAGAATCATTTCATGTGGCATTAATGGTACTCCACCAAAGTTTACAAATTGCAATGAGCTATTTCCGCAAGGCAGATCAAAAGAGCATAGCGAATGGTCCAGGCAGCACGAAATTCATGCAGAAATGAATGCCATATTGTTTGCAACACTTCAAGGAGGCCTACAGCCAAATCAATATCCTGGATATCGTATGTATTGCACATTGTCACCATGCAAAACATGCTTAACTCATATGGCTGTTGTTGGCATTAAGGAAGTATATTATAGTTCAGAATACGTTCCGTACGGAACACCAGCCGACAGAACTCATCAGCTGATTTCTGATCGAGTAGCATACGCAGGGCAGCTGGGCATACTGTATCAAAAAATAAGCTAGTTGCTAGTCTAATTGCAAATTTGCAATAATTGTGTTATACTTTGAATTATGAGTGGTATGATCACATATAATGCAGGTGACAGTATAATAAATGCCCGAGCTATATCTTTAGGCAATACAGTCGCAAGTGCATTGGCACTATTGAATTCATCGAGTAGAGTCCTCGAGGCAATCAGTGAGTTAGCTGGTGAGATTGAAATACCAGTAAATACTGCCATAATTAATTCATCAACTTTGCTGCTTTACATTTATGCCATTGATGAACGAACTACCAACCCATCAACTGCATTGTCCTGGTGTCAATTGGATATTGAAGACAAGCGGCTAATTAGATCCAGACTGCGCACTGTAATGGAACCTGTTGTTGTTTCACAAGATAATATTGATAATACAATAACAATAATGGAACGCGCAGTTAAAGACGAAGAGTATAACAGTTTGTATACCACACTGCGGACTAGTAAGGTACTGTACGATAATTTAATCATTAAAAAATTAGCATCAACAACATATGAATTAAATGAAACTCGTACAATTGCGTATTTGAGTCTCGTAAACACTGCTGTATATGTATTAGATACCTATAGGTATTTGTGTGAATAATATTATTTTGACAGACTGCGATGGTGTTTTGCTTGATTGGACAACAGATTTCATCAAGTATATGACTAATATGGGTCATAAATTGCTTGAAGGATACGAACATCATTATAGCGTCAAAAGATGGTTTGATTTACCAGAAGACCAAGTAGAGGAATATATTGTAAAATTCAATTCATCTAAGTGGGTCAAATATATGGAGCCATATATGGATGCCAAAAAATATGTGGTAAAATTACATAATAGTGGCTATAAATTTGTAGTTATAACAAGTATGGGAACCCATGATTTGGCATACAAATACAGATGGGGCAACCTACAAACAGTATTTGGAAATATACTCGATGAATTACATATTATCGATTATGGCGAATCAAAATATAACATCCTTTGTCAATATGAACCAACTATTTGGATAGATGATGCGCCGTATAATGCAATTGATGGTGCAAACGCAGGTCATACTGCATTTTTAATGAATCATGCGCATAATACTCAATCTGAAATTCCAAATGGAATTGCAAGGATCAATTCGTGGAAACAAATTTATGAATACCTTAACAAAAGACAAAAAAATTGAATCACCTACACTTGTCAAATATCTTCGGCAATTAGAACAAGAACAATTGATTAATACCATTGCAGGTGAATCAAATAGCAGCAAGGATATGTCAGTTAGGGTAGAATCAATTAGAACAACCGGTATTACGGATGATTTTCCATGGCCATGGATCATTGACGAATTCGGCTTATCGCTGTCTGTTGTGAGTATAATATCAATGAGTCCAGAAGGTATTAATAACACAGTAGTATCTATAATTGACAGAAACCTTGCCACTCAAATAATTAAGGAATTAGAAGATCAAATTGAAAGCGGAGAAAAAGACCATGAAGATTAATATTGGACCGTATCCTGATAATGAACACGATGATCGTGTTATTGAAATAACCATCGATGAATATGATTGTTATGATTTGGATGTAACCCTAGCAATGGTTATTTTGGAGGGGCTTAAAAAATTCAAGGCAGAGTCGCGGCTTGGATATCCTGCACAATTATATGATGAAACATCTTTCGGTGATGAAAATGGACAATTATCATTTTCTGGGGAAGGGTTTGATATTAGCGATAAAGCTCAATATGAATATATGATGAATTATTGGGACAGTATACTAGACAAAATGATCTGGTCATTTGAACAAATCATTGACCCAAATTCAACGGATTCCTTTTTCAAACAAAAACCAAAATTCAACACATACACTGTCGATGATATGCTCGTACACGAACCGGAGATACACGAACTGGGCCACACATCAATTGACATGGCTGGGCTAGCGGCCCACAATAAACGTGTCAATGAGGGCCTGCTATTATTTGCTAAATACTTCCAGTCATTGTGGGATTAATTATTAAATAATCGCAACACCTCCTGAACTACATCGCTTCGTTGGATGTCGTTATTTGATAATTGAGACAGTGTGATCATACTGCTTTTCTTCTCGCTCAATAGCTTGATAACGTATTTAAGACCATTGTCTTTATGGATGTCTGTCTGGTCTGTATCTCCTGTGATCACAACTTTACAATTGTTGCCGGGCCTGGTCATTAACATTTTAATTTGATTGACTGTGGTGTTTTGCGCCTCGTCCAATACAATATATGCGGCTTTAAATGACCTCCCGCGCATAAATGCTAGGGGGGATATTTCTATAATTTGTTCATCTAGCATTCGTGCGGTTTCTTGCGGAGAATAAAACTCATGAAGTACATCAAATAAAGGCCGAGTCCATGGTTCCATCTTTGCATTAATATCCCCGGGCAAAAAGCCGTGTTGCTCGTCGTCGGTTCCAATGGCCGGCCTTGTTAAAACAATCTTTTCTACTTTTCCTTCTTTGTATGCTTTAATTGCTGCTAGCATTGCTAGTAGTGTTTTCCCTGTTCCTGCTGGACCAACAGCAAGGACTATTTTTATATCATCATTTAATAAATCTGCAATATATTTCTCCTGTCCTAAGGACTTTGGTTTAAGTTCTACAGTCTGTTTTTTAACAGGTCTTCTGAATGTAGTAACATTCGAATTTGGTTGGTGTTTTATTGCTCTTTGTTTTCTTGACAATGTACTCTCCTTTTATGTGTTGTCATAATTATTTAATACGCCAAATTTCTAAATAAACAATGCTAAAATTTAATGAAGGATCTGATAAATATGATACCAGACAATCCCTTCTCTTATATCGGTTGTTATTTGAGTAATTAAAAATACAAGTAATATAAATACTAGTATGAATGAAGAAACTCTAGCAATCCGCGATATTATTAACAATGTCAAAGAAATTTATATGTCAGAAACGTCGTTGAACATCTTATTAGATTTTGAGCGAGTTCTGGACACACTAAACATATATGCATACAAAAATTGGAAACTAGGGGAATTAATATATGGTCCACTAGTTGAAAAATATTTTGTTACATGCAGATTCATGTGGCCTAAGACTAAGATGCCAGATCCAGCTGGTGCTAAACGACTGACATTATATGGTTGTAAGGTCAATTTTCAAAAAACAACTATCAACTTCCCTGTTAAAATCAAAGATCCAAACGATTATGAGCCAGGAACAAAGGTTCCTAGAATGGCCAAGACTAATATTTGGATTGTTGAAATTAAAATGCCAAGAGAATTAATGAGTGGCATTAGCAAAGCACAACGAGAGTTAACTGATGATAGTGTTGATATTAGTGAACTAGAAGATGCATATGCACAAGGGTTGGATGATATTTCAACAAATGATAGCTCAGAGGTATTTTAAATGAATACATTATGTGAGGGATTACAATACGGCGACTTAGTTGATTTATTATCAAACAAGATTCATGTAGATGAATACAAATCCAAAATGGGTTCAGACGATCAAATTATAGTTCTGACATTTAAAGTAAAGCACAAAAATCCAGCGTTTGATCTGATTAATTTTATAGAAACTGGTTATGATTATGTACTTGATGCTGATATCAGTACAGGCGAAATAGCACCAAACCAATATCTTGTTTTTGTAGAAATTCCTCGTCGCACCAGAGCTGTTGACCAAATATTAGAAATGCTATCAGAAATAGCCAACCTGGTCGAAAATGACATTGAATGGGTAATTGCTTATGGACCCAAAGAACCACGTGAAAAGCAAAAGTATTATCCAGTAACAAAAGAAAATCTGGAATTATTGATTCCTCTTAGTCCAAAAGAATACAGAGACATACATGATTCTGTAGAAGACGACGAGCTAGAGCAAATTCAAATGGCTGCTGGTGTTAATACAAACAAAAAAGCGCCAAACAACGATGAGTTAAATGCATTACGAGCACAGGCAGGGCAATTGTAATATGGAAAACAAATGTAAAATTCAAACGTCTATTAAGCTGTCAAAGAATTTTAGATTATATGAATTCTTAAAGAGTCAAACAGCAACTAGATTAGGTATAGACAATACGCCAGATATTGGAGTGATTATTAAATTAACTGCACTTAGTAACATGGTTTTGCAGCCAATCCGAGACCATTACGGTAGGTCAGTAAGAATTAACAGCGGGTTCAGATCATATAAATTAAATGAAGCAATTGGAGGATCTGCAAAATCGCAACATTGCAAAGGTGAAGCTGCTGACATCGAAATTGACGGTCTGTCAAATTTTGAACTAGCACAATGGATTATTGATAATCTTGAATTCGATCAACTTATTCTTGAGGGATATGATGGATCTTCACCAAACTCAGGATGGGTTCACGTTAGCTTTAAGAATGATGGCACTAACCGTCGTAAAGTAATGACTGCCGTTTTTAAAAATGGAAAGGCTAGTTACTATAATGGTTTAATGGAATCTGTAGCTTAATGATTGGATTAATACTAAAAAAGTTTATTGCTGGTAAATCTAGCGTTTTTGTTTGGGTAACTATAGCGGTTTTGGTAATGAGTCTTGTTGGTGGAGCACTTTTTTATTATTACAGTACACAACGTAAAATTACAAACCAAGCAAAAGAAATAGCAACACTTCAAATTAACGTTCAAGAAAAGAAAGCAATAATTGAACAAAAGGATAAAGAGTTGCGACAGCAGCGATTGGTCATTAGGAAACTTAATAAAGAGTTTGCAGATGCCAGAGAGCAAGTTGACAAGTTAAGAAGCAAGTTTAACAAGTTAGGCAACGCATCTAAAATCACTAGAGATTTAGGAAAATTAGCAATTGCAAAACCAAAGCTAATTGAACGAGCTATTAATAATGGAACGCAGGATGCGTTACGGTGTGTTGAAATTATATCTGGTGCAGAATTAACTGACGTAGAGAAAAAAGCAACAAAACGAAGTGAGATTAACTCTGCTTGTCCAGAGATTGCTAACCCGAATTATTTACTACATTAAGCGATTATGAAAAATATTCTAGTATTATTAATAACAACAACTTTACTCAGCGGTTGTGTGTGGCCATGGGGAAGGAATAATATCCAGGTATCGGCTGAACCAAAAGCTCCACTGTCATTACCAGAAGTTGATGTTTTTGTAAAGGAACCAATTGGGTGGTATATTATTACCCCAGAAACACAGAAAGAAGTATTTAAGGATTTACAAGACAGGGGGTATGATCCTGTCTTATTTGGACTAACAGATGAAGGTTATGAAAACCTAGCAATTAATCAAGCTAAAATGTTGAAATTAATGAGACAGCTCAAAGCACAAGTGTCCGCATTAAAAGAGTATTACATGGAGAGTAACACAGATGACTTCAACCCAAACAAAAAATGAAAACATAACAGAGAACAACATCGCTATATCAACAGAACCGAAATGGAAATCATCATGGAGGCCCGCAATTGGATGGGCGTATGTTTTAATCATTGTTTTTGACTTTATGGTTGCACCAGTTCTTACTGGAGTGATGTATACATTTGAACAACATATGGCAATACAGCAAGTGTATTATTTGGATAAAAACGGTGCAACTAAAGAAGAAATCACACAAATGACTAAAGCAATCCCTGCATCTGTTGAATATAAAGTATGGCAACCATTGACCTTACAAGCAAATGGCATTTTTCATATATTTATGGCTGCTATTCTTAGTGTTGGGTCATACGGCCGATCTAAAGAAAAAATAGAACGTTTGAAAAACGGTATATTTTTAGAGTAAACAAAACGCCTTGAATTCGCCCAATTTATCACCATTAAATGGTTAAATGTGTGGTGATTAAAAATGCAGGCTATGTTATAATTTCTGCATGAATTATTATAAGATATTGGGCGTTTCTAATACTGCGTCTGATGCTGAGATTAAGAAAGCATACCGGCGCCTTGCTTCAAAATATCATCCCGATAAAGATGGGGGCAATGCTGAAAAATTCAAAGAGATCCAATTAGCATATGATACTCTGATCAAAAAAACAAAAAAGCAAAAGAAAACGGACCAAGGTAAGAATGACTGGTATCAAGAAGACTATGGTTCATATGGTTCATATGGTGTTGAGGAAGAACGGTATTTGTTAATACAATACCATATACCACTTCATATGGCAGTGAATGATGGTGTGTTGAAATTTAATATCACGCACTCTCTTATTAAAGACAAAACAATTATAGTAAATGGAAGAATCATTGATGGGTTTAGAGTGTACTCAATTGGTGAAACAATTGATGGAGGGCAGATAAATCTAACAATTGAATTCGTAATTGACGTGCCTCCACCATTTATGAAGTATTTAACAGACCTGCTATATGAAGTCAAATTGTCAATTTTTGAACTGGCAGTTGGTGGGGAAATATTTATTCCTAATCCCAGATCAGCCACTGACAAAATTAAGATTACCTTACCAGCAAACGAAGGATTGCATGTTGGATCAAAAATCAAAGTACCGGGATATGGATTACCAATTAACCACAAGTCAGCTGATGGCGACTTGTATGTGATAGTGACGGATGTTATAGTTCCAATGGGACTAACCGATTCAGATAAACAAATTTTAACGCAACTGAGAGATAGATATGTCAGGATTACCTAAAGAAATTTCAGAGATTATTGAAGAAACAATCAAACTAGCTGATGCACTTAACCATGAATTTTATACATGTGAGCATCTAGGCTATTGCGTTTTGACGCACAACACGTTCCTTGATGTCTTGAGTGAGCTCGACGATAATTACGAAAATATGCTAAATGAATATTATCAGTATCTAGAGACATCACAGCCGGATGATACTACTGCTGCACCATCGCCAACAGCATGTATTGAACGAGTATTATCGCGGGCATTTACTCAAGTGATGTTTTCATCGCGCAATGAAGCGTTGACACTTGATGTCTTTATGTCATTGCTGCAAGAAGATAATTTAGCAATGCTTTATTTTCTAAATACTCACAAATTCGACATTGACGACATTACTAATACTTATTTGGCTATTCACAACATTAGCTCAATTAATACTAGTGGCGAAAAGTCAACTATTGCCGGTGGGGAAATGAACGAAGTAGCAGCAGACAAAATCTTATCAGAATACTGCATTAATCTGACAGAGCTCGCAAAGAAAGGCAAGATTGATCCAGTTATTGGACGGGATGCTGAGCTTGACGAAATCATTGATGTTATGGCTAAGCGGAATAAACGGAATATCTTAATGGTTGGCGAGGCTGGAGTTGGAAAAACTGCAATTGCTGAAGGCCTTGCTAATATCATTGCATCTGATGATGTTCCCGAGTATCTAAAAGACAATACTGTTTATAATTTGGATATTGGTAATCTTTTGGCAGGATGCAAGTACCGTGGCGATTTTGAAGAAAAAGTTAAAAATGTAGTCGCTGCTCTAAAAGTCAAAGGCAAGTCGATTCTGTTCATTGATGAAGCTCATCAAATGAAAGGTGCTGGAACTGGGAACAGTGGTGTTGGTCCCGACTTCTCCAATATGATCAAACCAGCACTTACTAAAGGGGATCTGAAAGTAATTGCGACTACAACATGGGATGAGTATACTCAGTCATTTGAAAAGGACCGAGCACTTATGCGACGGTTCTATAGACTGTCCATTTCTGAGCCAACACCTGCTGTTGCAAAAGAAATTCTGCTTGGTATTAGGCAGTATTTTGAAGAATTCCATGGCGGCAAAATTACAACAGACGCCATTAATGCAGCAGTTGACTTGAGTGTTAAGCATCAACCAGATTTGCGACTTCCTGATAAAGCCATTGATCTAATTGATACTGCCGCGGCTCGGAAAAAAGTTAAAAAGAAGTCATTTACAGTTACAAAGAAAGACATTATTGCGGCCGTAAGTAAGGCAACTGGAATTCCAGACAACCAAATTGGAGCAGATAGCAACCAAATACACAAGAAAAAGCTCAAGAAACTTAAAGATCGTCTAGCATCGAAAGTCTTTGGACAAGATGATGCCATTGAAAAATTGGTTGAAAAGGTATTAGTTGCTAAGGCAGGACTGAAGCCAGTTAATAAACCACTTGGGTCATTTTTGTTCATTGGCCCAAGTGGTGTGGGTAAGACTGAGCTTGCAAAGCAGTTGTCAAACGAGTTGAATATGAAACTGATCCGTTTTGACATGTCTGAGTATCAGGAAAAACACAGCGTAGCTAAACTGATTGGTGCTCCCCCTGGGTATGTTGGATATGATTCTGGAGGTAGCGGGGCATTAATTGCTGAAATTCAAAAGAATCCTAATGCAATCCTTTTGATGGATGAAGTTGAAAAGGCACACAAAGATGTCCTTAATGTCCTCCTTCAACTAATGGATGATGGTAGAATTTCTGGTAGCGATGGAAAAACAGCAGACTTTCGTAATGGTATGCTAATTATGACATCTAATCTAGGCGCCGCCGCGGCAGAAAAGCCAACTATTGGCTTTGGAAACACGCAACGGACTAATGAAGATACCAAAGCAGTTAAGAACTTCTTCACGCCAGAGTTTAGGAATCGTATTGATGCTATTTGCAAATTTGATAAACTAGACGAACGTGTCATTGACCAAATTGTTGTTAAATTTATCAATGAGCTAAATGAAATGCTTGAGCAAAAGGGGTATCACGTCCGTGTATCTTCTTCTGCAAAGAAGCATATTGCAAAAGTAGGATATGACTCTAAGATGGGTGCTAGGCCTATTGCTAGAACCGTATATGAACTAATTACTGTACCGTTGAGTAAGATTATCTTGTTTGATGATCATGCACCTGGTACTGTCTTTAATGTCGGGTTTAGCGCAAAAGATGAAAAAATTACAATTATGCCGAAAGTAACCGAGTCAAAAAATGAAACAATTGACGTTTGACATCAAAAACTGTCCGGCGCATATTAATTTCTCAGCTAAAGCAGGGGCGGAGCCTCCTCCCCTGCTTAATAATTTGCTTGATATACTAACAACTGACAAGTTAATACAACAGTACAATATCGTCAGCACTGCTAACTCTGTGCAGAATATTAATATGTTTCTAGGATCAAAGAATAGCATTATTAATGAAAAAACATATGCTTATTATATTGGGTTTGCACTAGGCGATGTCATAAAATATGACGATATTTATTTTTCAAGGTTTGCAAGTAATGAATTTACTAATGGGTATTTGCAGTATTTAGATAATAGGAATTTAACATTTAATATTAGTGTCGATACAAATAGAGTGGCTATTAGCAAAACACTCGATGCATGCAAATACACTAGTATATCCGATGTGCTTGTTGCGCTATTGGATGAATTTAATAGTTTTATATCAACCAAATATAATGATGTTAATATTAGTATACAGAACGGATCATATGCGATATATTGTAATGATTTTGAGTGCTTATGTGATGTTGCTAGCTTTTTGACTGGTGAGCTCATATTAGAGCCTGAACAACACACCAAAGATACTAACGGTGATCAGTTCTTGCCATGTCTTCTTGTAAAGAATTTACCAAAATTACAACTGAAAATGTTCAGCAAAATACATCGTATTTATCTTGTTGATGAAAAGTATGCTGAGCCTATTAGGAATGGTTATGTATTAACTCATGTAATTCCAAAAAAATTCAAATACAGAGGACTATTTGTAGTAAATAGCTCAGAAAAAAAGGCAGCGGCTGCATTAATAAAAAGGTTATATGATAATGATGACATTTATTTATCGCCGAACTCTTCAATTGTAAAAAATGGAAAGCTACCAAAATCACACGGTACTATTGCAATTGCATACAGTGATGACGCTATTGTAACAGCGTTGGGTTTGTGCGGGGCAACCGAAATTAAAAAAATAAAATTAATGCATGTGACAAAATGAATGAGTAATTAAAATGAATAGCAAGGCAATAAAACAGTTAGAACGGTATCTTAGTAAAATTCGAAAGAGCGGCTGGGTGACTACTATCGGTAATGATATTAACAAGGCGCTTAGTCGATACAGGAGGGTAACTCATACTTTTGCAACTAAAAGGACACTAACGATTAATAATGACTTAGTCGTGACAAAAGCGACTAATTTTTATACAATCAATAACAATACTTATGCCAATAAGTTATCTATTCCTATATATTGTAAGAAAGATTATAAAAGCAGAAATAGCCGGTGGTTACTAGCATCAATTTTAGAATCCGTTGAATTAATAAAGGCAGGATATGGTAATTCAACAGATGTACAAATCAAAACAACGGGCTATGATCGTAAAATTTTCTTTAGCTACCAAAAAATAGCAACAATTGAGGTCTATACAAAGGACAGGATTGAAGCAATCCTAATATATGATGACCTTGTTTCAGAATTAACAGATTATTATATTGGTGAAATATTATTGCTGACTCATGAGTCGCAAAAAATAGCAGATATTTACAACTCTGGTTTTATTTCATGCAGCACAAAGGCATACAGAAATTATACATTAAGGGCAAAACTAAAATTACCAAATGATGAAAAAACAGCCAAGTCAATTGTTAGTGTGGTCAAACAACTAGATAAGGAAGATGTTATATATGGAAATACTAGTATTTTTGCCCGCGAGATTGAATTGAGCGACGGTAATGGCAATAGCCGTTCACATGCAATGAAAAAAACATTTGCAAAGAAGACAGCAACATGTTATATTAAAAATGAGCAAATCTTGTTGTTTCTTGAAATGTCAGGAGCAAAAGTAATCAAATTGCACAAACTTAAACACATATGACGCAAACTCAATCATTTCATCAACAACTCAGAGCAATCAGCAGAACTTCTGCCGGGAAGTTCTTTGGGAATATTAGCAAATGCTTAATTGATGATAATGAATGTTTGCTTAATATAAAAATCGCTGGCAACCATACAACCACACGGCATACGAATCCGCATGGAACCGTGTTTGCTGGTTATACTGAGATAATGATTACGCATGTTAAAATGCCGAAAATTATAGCAGAATTAGTGAATACCAAATTCAATAGACAGGACTGCTGGATTGATACAAAGTATTACTATGTATCTTTTAAAACAACACTGTATTACAATGATAGTAATGTGTGTTTGAGTGCAATTGAGGAAATCTTAAAAATTGCACTTTGCGGCCAATATTTAACAAGTGCTACGTCACTTGAAGATTTATCTCAAATAAATCTTGATTCAATTGATATTGAACAAATGGCCAAAGATGCTACTAATATGGCTACTAATATTGGTGATGCCCCGTTACTGCGAGCTGTTTGTAACATAAAGATACCAAAGTCTAAAAAGGTCGCCAGCGCAATTTTGTCTGGTAAGTTAGTGGTACAATCTGACCGATTGGGTGAATTCAATTACCAGCATATTTGTTTTTTAGAAAATGAGTCTCAGTACACAAAATTCATTGAATCAATTGCACCATATTTAAAAACGCGCGAATTGTATCAGACACCCAAAAGTGCAGCAATAGCTCGAGCAGTTGTAACTTTGTATTCAAATGATATCAAATTTGACATGGTGTTGAGATTATTGGCTAATGATGTCGCAACAACAGAGGTATATTGTGAAAAAGCAGCGAAATAAAAGGTATGATGTAAAATTTAATGCTGATATATTTACCAGAACATTATCTTTGGCTAAGAACACAGATACTATTAATAATCTAATTTATGTTCATGGTAATGAGCTCACCCTTAAAATCACGCCCTTATATAAAACATCGCGGAATATTCAAATGACAAATCGTCATCGGAATGAAAACCGAGCGCGTATGGGCAAATATGACGATACTACATGTTATTATACAGTTCAATCAATTGATGAGTTTAGTGGTTGCGTTAATAACCAAATAGCCCATTTTAAAGGACTTCTTGACTCAATTAAGGGAATAAACTTAATTTTGTTTGATAGTATTTTGAAGAAAGCAATTCTGGCAATACTAATCCGCAATGCAATCAAACATGATTTGCAGACATTTGTTGATATAAACCAAGGCCACGTGTTGCCAACGATCACTATTAGTGACTTCTTAAAAATTCCAATTAGTCAGCGCCTTAAAAATGTAAGTTTAATGAGCCACTTTTCGTTCAATGACATTTCTCAATTACACGAAGTTCTTGATGAAATATTGGATTTTTATAACAGTGTTGGACTAACTGTACCATACAACATAGTAAACGCTGCCCGATTTAATGATGATGATCATTACAGAATTTATAATTCTGGAAATATGGTATTGGACAGCAAAACGTCGATTTATAAATTAATACGTCATCCTAAAAAATACGCACATAATCTGGATCAAGACCAAAATGTGTATTATGCTGTTGCTGCTAATTCAAAATCGCCATTTATGAGTAATAATGATGAAATTAATCAATTGATTAGTGACAATGATCATAAAATTATTGTCACTAATGTTGGTGGAACGATTAGTAAAACACGAAACAAAGGACCTACAAGGCCAATCAGTGTTACTCTACCTAAATTATCTGGTAAGAGAACTGTTCTAACATCTGATGAAAAAATTGCTACATATATATCATTGGCGTCAGGTGATCCCATCCATCAGATATATTTGCTTGATTAAAGTATAAATATAATAGGAGGATATTATGGCAAAGATATTACAAGAAACTATCGTTATAAATGTATCTAAATTGGTCAAGAATAATGATTCATCAGATGAATTTTTAGTCGACGATGAAATACTAGTCGCAATTGAAGATCTAGTAAATGAAATCATCACAAATCCCAACACAGTTGTGGAAGTGACGAGGGAAACCAATGAGTAACGCATCATTAATGCTGCTACCAACAACTACTGCAAACCTGGATCACTCTCCATTGAATGTTGTTGGAGAAAAGGTTAAAGGTGCTGGATATACTCGTTGTGGGTCCGGACTACATACCATTGCATATTTTATTACTGGGTTTGTGGGAACGGTTACTATCCAAGCATCAATTATTGCAAATCCATCCGAATCGGATTGGGCCGATATTGTGCAAATTGAAAACCTTGACGAGACGTCTCCAATTGATGTTAATAATATGCAAAGTATAGAAGGAAATTATGTTTGGTTAAGGGCAGTAGTAACAAACATGACATACGGCACCATTTCAAAAATCCAAATCTCATATTAGTGAATCTATCATCCACGGATGATACTAAATACCTTAAATAGGAGATGTTATGTACCGTGGAATTAAAACTCACAATATAATACTGGCAGACAAACAGCCCGAATTAATTAGTTTTCTAGATTCAGAATCAGTTGAATATACAACAACATCGGTTGCAGATGCTTCCGATGGGATTTTTATTTTAGATCTCCCCGACGATCTAAAAGATCCGTCCAAATTCAACATCGATGATTTTTTATCACTGATTCCATTAAAAATAAAAGAAAGTCTAAAATCAAAGAATTCAACGATAACATTGTTAGTGTATGTAATAGATGCACCTAATATATATATGCTCCTGGATGCATTAATGTCATCAATGCATGCATTGGGTTATGATATAACTCGAGTATATACTACAGGTAATTCTTATATTCCAGCTCTAGCAGATGGGTTGCCTCACTACACATTCTTTTGTAGAGAAGAATTAACATCAGCCGCTAGATTAAGAAACAAGCTAGTTCCGTATCACAATTGTGATGAGCGGGAATATATCTATCGTTATTCTGTAAATCATGACACACCATATAATAGAATTTTCGGAGCAGCACTTTATGTTCATGGATTAGTAAACTATGGATATTTTTCGTATGACAAGTTGGATATGTCATATAATGACTTGATTAAAAGCCCCGTTTATAAATGGAATAATGTGTGGGAAAATGCGGATTCAATGTTGGATATGTTCAACATACGTCTACCCATTGTGCCAAAAGACAGACAATTGACGTCAGATATGATATCGTATATTGAGTCATATATAAACTTTGTACCACATAAATCGTTTAATATAGAGTCTATAATTTTAGACGATGATGTATTTAATAGCATCTATTATATGCAGGTGTTTATGCCTATCTCTGCACCATTTACTCTGGAGGCCTATCAATCTTTAGGATACAAAACATTCAATGATTTGCTTAACGAAGACTTTGATTCAATAACAAATAATGAAGAAAGAATGGCAATTATATTTAAACGGTTATATGATATAACCTATAAGTCGGATTACACAATATCTATGGTAATTAATGCACTTAGTAGTATAACAAAATACAACAAACAAGCACTAATTAGCCCAAAGAAATATCGACTTTTGAATATACTAGATAATTCTGCGGTTGCTACTGTTATAACTGAAGCCGAAGAAATAACAATTTAATATAAATAATAATGCAGGATTTAAACGTACTAATATGACTAACGACAGACTTCTTATAATATACCCAGGTAGATTCCAGCCATTTCATAAAGGGCATAAGAAGATCTATGATCAACTTGCCAAACGGTTCAATAATGTCTTTATTGCAACCAGTAACAAGGTTGATCCGCCAAAATCGCCATTTAGTTTTGACGAAAAGAAACAAATGATGGAATTAACTGGTATGGATACTGATAATGTTGTGATGACCAAGAACCCATATCTCGCAAACGAGATAACACAACATTTCGACAAAAATAATACGGTTTTGGTATTTGTTGTTAGTGAAAAAGATATGGCTGAAAACCCTAGGTTCACATTTGAACCTAAAAAAGACGGCAGTCCGTCATATTTTCAACCATTCAAATCGTTAAAGTCCAGCAAACCAATGGCACAACATGGATATATTCTGACTATGCCAACATATGAATTTGATGTGTTGGGAGAGCCAGTAAGAAGCGCAACGGAATTGCGCGCCATGTATAAGAATTTATCAAATAAGCAGCGCCGTAGATTCATAAAAGATTTATTTGGTTCTTACAGTAAGGATATACACAAATTAATGAATGACAAATTAGAACCCTTACAAGAAGGAAAAGAGGGCAAACCAAGCCGCAATGATCAATTATTGGGCATATCTGACCCATTTCGTAGTCTAGACGACATTAAAAAAGGAATTGGTGGGCCTAGGCAAAAAGACCCGCACAGGTACAGAACCTATGGTGGAATTACTGGAGTCTTGCAACGAGCGATTCCAGAATTACAAAAAATCATTGATGAAATGAATGATTTAGTAAATGCACCAGAATACAAACGCAAAATGCACCCAGAATTTATGGTAAGATTTTTAAACAAATATAATGCAATAGAGCAATTATTAGATCAGTTTGATATAATGGACGACGAAACAATGAAAAAATTAGCAGAAACACAAATAAAAGATTCAAAAATAAGCATTTGGGAAGCTGATGACAATTTAATAGCTATCAACACAAAGAAAGGATATGCATGCAAAATTAATAATGTAGTAACTGAATCAATGGATATTATTACATTAGCAAATTCAGCTGGAAACGTCCTTAGAGTGTTCTTTGACAAGAAGGAAAAATCAACAACAATTAAAGACAAAAAGGGCGGATCGCATACATACCAAAAACCTGCATCTGTTATCCTAAATGCACTCAATAAACGAGGATATAAAGTAGTTCAGAATCCAGAACCGGAAACAGAATTATCGTTAGTTCCAAAAGACGATACGGTTAAAATAGGCAACACGACACATCTACCGGACGGTGGTTATGAAATGAATTTGATGAATTCAATGTTTGCTGAATCATACAAAATACCACATAAGTACAGGATTTATGAAACCAACAAACGCAAAATTCAATCAAAATTGTTTGAAAAGTGGGACAAGGAAGTAAAAACGCCTAAGAGTGAGCGTGGAAAATATGACGGCAAATCACTAGGTTGGTTGAGAAAGGAATTAGCAAAATTAAAGAAATCAGGTCCACACAAAAGACGAAGCAAAGAATTCAAAAAAATGAAAGAACTAGAATTTGCGATTAGAGCAAAAACTGGTTGGGGAAAAGTGGATTAATAATACCAAATGCCAAGCCCGCAGCATGATCAAGTAACTTCACAAGTAAACAGTTCAATTGATTCACTAAATGAACTGTCATCAAACTTCTCTGAGTTCTTGACGCCAATAATTGCATTATCAATTGGTATTGTTATTCTTATGGTAATGAAAACCATTCTAACTGACATTGCAAAGGGATTAAGATTTAAATTCACCCCAACTTTTAATGAAGGCGATATGGTAATTCTTGATGGTGACGAAGCAATCATTGTTAAAATTGGATTATTAACCTCAGTGTTTGGAATTACAAAAAAAGATGGTACATATTGCTGGAGATATATTCCAAACAATAGAATTGAATATTTAAAATTAGAGAAAATAATTAGCAAAGAAGAGGCAGAATTATAAAATGACTACGTCTAGAAGACCATGGATAATTGTACTTAATGGCAAACCATGGAAATCATTTGAAACAGAGGAAATTGCGCGGCGTGTTGCTAATGCAACAGCAAAAAAACACAAGATAGAAGCTGAAATAAAATATATCGACGATGTTCCAAATTGGGATGGTAGGAATCATCGCTTAATGTATGAAGGGTTACCATCTGAAAATTTACCATCCCAAAACTTGCCATCAGACAAACTACCTTCACAAAACTTGCCATCAGACAAACTACCTTCACAAACAACTAGTGCAGTTGGTGGCTCTGCTACGGCAAGTGGCGTTGGACAGCAGAACAATAATGGCAATAACGATTCAAACAACGATTCAAACAACGATTCAAGCAACGATTCAAATCAAGACAATCAATCTATAACTGATCTATCCAATCAAGAATTAGATCAACTAAAATCATTATTGAGTAAAATAGGTTTACCACTTTCCTAACATCACAGTAAATACATGTGGTTTTAAAGGAGACAACCACATGTATACATATAGCGCACAATTAGTAAGGGTAATCGATGGAGATTCTATTGTATTCAATATTGATCTAGGATTTAATATTTGGCTCAATAATACATCAGTCCGATTATTGGGGGTAGACACACCAGAGAAAAGAACAAAAGACAAGTTAGAAAAGTTTTTTGGTTACTTATCTACATCATACGTCATTGATAGGATAAGTAAGGCTAGCAAGATAACAATCAGAACTGAACTTGATGGAAAATATGGTCGCCCATTAGCAGAAGTTTTCATTGATGACTCAAATATTTCATTAAATACTATGCTCATAGAGGATAGAATGGCCGTAAGGTACAATGGGCAATCAAAAAAATTGATCAAAGACGCCCATATTAAAAACTGGATTTATTTGGTCGAAAACAACATAACAACACTAGATGATAATATAATTAACTTATATGAACAAATAAGAGGAACAAATGGATAGAGTAATTACGAAAGAACAGCAAGACAAAATCAGACAAATTGTTAATGAAGGCGTTGCTATCATGCAAGAGATTGATGATCTTAATGAAGGGCTTTCAGATACAATTAAAGCAGTAGCAAACGAGCTGGAAATTAAACCAGCAATTCTCAAAAAAGCAATTAAAACAGCACAAAAAGGTAACTTCCAAGATCAATTTGACGATTTCGACACTCTAGAAACAATTCTAGACATTGCGAAACGTAAGTGATATTGGGGATATCTATGAGTTATGTAGACGCAATTCATGAGAATAATACAATCAGGGTTGTTGAACGTGTTAACGGCAAGAGAGTCTTTCGCGACTTTCCTGCCGAATATACATTCTATTATGATGACCCCAAGGGCAAATATCAAACAGTCTATCGTACCCCAGTTAGTAAATTCACAACAAACAAGAAGTCAGAGTTTACAAAAGCATTACGACAGTACGATAATAAGTGGGAGCATGATATATCTCCCGTTATTAGGTGCCTAGCCAACAACTATCAGGGAAAAACAGCACCTGAATTAAATGTTGCGTTTTTTGATATCGAGGTAGATTTTGATAAGACGCACGGTTTCGCGCCTCCTAGTGATCCATTCAACAAAATTACTGCAATTACCGTATATTTGCAGTGGCTAGACGAATTGATAACTCTGACAATTCCACCAAAACACATGTCTATGGAAACAGCACAAGAAATTGCTGATAAATTTGACAATACATTCATATTTGACAATGAAGTTGAAATGATAGAAACATTCTTTGATCTAATTCAAGATGTTGATGTTATTAGTGGGTGGAATAGTGAAGGTTTTGATATCCCTTATATGATAAATCGCATATCAAGGATTATGTCAAAGACTGATAATAAGCGATGGTGTCTATGGGATAAATCACCACAACGAAAAGTACATGAGTATTATGGCGCGTCTTATGAAACATTTGTATTAGTTGGCAGGGTTCATTTAGACTATCTTTCACTTTATAAAAAATTCACATATCATGAAATGCACAGCTACAGTCTAGATGCCATTGGCGAATATGAAGTCAATGAACGAAAAGTCGCATATGAAGGCACACTAGATAAGCTATATAATGAGGATTTTGAAAAATTCATAGCATATAACAGGCAAGATACTTATTTGATTCATAAAATTGATAGAAAGGTAGATTTTATTGCACTTGCAAACAGTGTTGTTCATGAAAACACTGTTCCATTTTCAGCAGCACTTGGTTCTGTTGCAGTTACTGAGCAAGGAATTATCAATGAAACACATGCGTTGGGCTTTGTTGTCCAAAGCAAAAGTAAACCATCTTCAGATGAGGATACAAAGGCTGCTGGAGCATATGTCGCAACACCAAAGAAAGGACTCCATTATTGGATTGGTTCTGTAGACATTAATTCCCTATATCCATCCGCGATTAGGGCATTAAATATGGCTCCAGAAACAATTGTTGGACAGTTGTTACCAACAATGACAAATGAAATGATTGAAAATCATTTGGCTAAGTCAAAAACGAATACAGTAACTAGTGCATGGGAAGGGCATTTTGGTTCGTTAGAATATGAAGCAGTTATGGATCGCAGAACTGATGTTAAAATATCAATTGAATGGGACACTACTGGGACGACACAGTATTCAACCTTAGGTATGTTGGCTGGTGTTACTACTCTGACTGCCGCAGAGGTGTATAGTCTAATTTTTGAAGGACAAGAAAAATGGATGCTCAGTGCAAATGGTACTATTTTCTCATACGAACACAGAGGAATTATCCCACTGTTGTTGGAGAAATGGTACAGTGAGCGTAAATCAATGCAGCGAACTAAGGACCGATACCAATCATTGAAAGATGGTATTGAACTTCCAGAGAACATGTCAGGACTGTCAGTAACTGCCGACGAGTCAAAATACCAAAATTTAATTGATGTTAATGTCATTTATGAAATCTTAGAAGATGATTTGAAAACAAAAGAGGATCTCAAAACCGCTGCATTAGAACATGGATTTAACATTTCTAATGATACCATTACTGCTCTTCCTAAATTTGAAAAAGAGCTAGACTATCAAATCTGGTATTGGGATAAGCGACAGCATGTAAAGAAAATTCTACTTAACTCATTGTATGGTGCATTGCTGAATAAATATTGTAGATTCTATGATCCTAGATTGGGCCAAAGCACAACATTAACTGGTAGAACTATTACTAGACATATGAGTGCTATTATTAATGATTCAATTGCCGGTACATATGACTATCAAGGAGACGCCATTATTTATGGTGATACGGACTCGTGTTATTTTAGCGCATGGCCATTTGTTAAAGAATCTGTAGAAAACAATGAAATCGAATGGAGCGTAGAAACTGCAACTGAACTCTACGACTCTATTGCTGATATAGTAAATGATAGCTTTCCTGGACTAATGGAAAGAAAGTTTCATTGTCCTAGAGAATTTGGCAGCATAATCAGATGCGGTAGGGAAATTACAGCATCTACTGGCCTTTTCATTAAAAAGAAACGTTATGCATGTCTAGTACAAGATCTAGAAGGAGTCCGTATGGACGTTAACGGCAAGCCGGGCAAACTAAAGGCAATGGGTTTAGATTTGAAACGAGCAGATACGCCAGTAATTGTACAGGACTTTCTTAAAGATGTTTTGATGGATCTGTTGGTTGGTAAGGACAAGAATGAAATCTTTCAAAAGATCAGAGACTTTAAACGGGAGTTCAAACAATTAAAGAGCTGGGAAAAAGGGACGCCAAAGCGCGTTAACAAATTAACATACTATACTAGATTATCGCAAGAGAATACAAAAGCAACTATACCTGGCCATGTTCGGGCTAGCATTAATTATAATATTCTGCGTGAGCTCAACCGTGACAATGTAAGTATGCCAATCAACGACGGTCAAAAAATTGTTGTTTGCGCCCTCAAAGATAATCCAATGCAGTACACAAGCGTGGCATATCCTGTTGATATTAGAAAGCTGCCAGATTGGTTCTTGGAGCTTCCGTTTGACGATGCTCTAATGGAGGAAACAATAGTTGACAAGAAGCTAGAAAATCTATTGTCTGTCTTGAATTGGAACATTGATATCAATACTAACATAAACAATACATTTACTACATTTTTCACACCAGCGTGTTGAGCAATAATGGTTTTAATTCAAAGCAACATCTAAAATTTTAATAAGTACACACACAATTTAAACAATACACATTTTACCGAGGAACTATAATGAAAGACATTTTAACAGACATCATTGCACATACTGATGGCTTGGGTATTTTTGATACCTTAGGAATCAATGCAACAAAAAACGGCGTTGAGATTCAAACAAGAGATACCGATAACAAGGTAACTCTACTGGCTAAATTAAAAAACCCAATTGCAGAATTTGTCGGGGACAATGATGAGGCAAAGTTTGGCATGCCACGCATTCGCCAATTAGCAAAGCTACTGAATTTGGATGAATACAAAAATGATGTTGAAATTGATGTGATTGTTACTAACGGTAACCCAACTGGGTTGCATTTCAAAAACTCTTCGGGAGACTTTGAAAATGAGTACAGGTTTATGGCCTGGGCAATTGCAGAAAACTTAATTGGTGGCATGATGAATTTCAACGAGCCAACATACTCTACTGAAATTGAACCACCAATGGCAGGTATTGCTAAATTTAAACAGCAAATTGTTGTCAACGAAGATGAAAATGATTTTGTTGTATTCACAGAAAACAATGATCTCATTTTTTCATTTGGTGATCCCGCAATCAACAGTGGCAGGTTTGTCTTCTGTAAGGACGTTGGTGATGTGTTACCACGGCCTATGTATTACCCAGCAGCAGAAGCATTGCGTATTATGACATTGGCTGGCGATAAGGTAATTAAATTTAGTGACCAAGGTCTGATGGTAATCGTAGTTGATTCTGGATTAGCAACCTACACTTACGTTCTTCCCGCAAAATTCAAATAATAGCTATTTACGGAGAGCCTCATGTCTGAACAAGACGATATGTCATTACGACAAAACGATTATGCATTGTTTCTACCAGCAATTAGTTCATTTTATGCTGCTTACATTGGTAAGCAGCAGGTTATGAATTATGTAGATCCGGCAAGAATCCCATTTGCGAATGGCATGGAAGCACTTAATTTCTTTAATAAGCAAGATGGATTATTTTATTATCCATGGGCTTTGTATTCTGCAGGACACGCAAATATTGATAAAACCAAAGACGATCCAAAAGAATATATGATCCGAAAGCGGGATCCAAATACCTTTTTGATTGGTGACTCAGGAGGATTCCAAATTGCAAAAGGAAAATGGCCTGCAGATTGGCGGGCTGGGTCAGGTGACCCAGCAGCAGAGAAAAAACGAAAGATGGTGCTAGAATGGCTAGATGAATATACTGACTACGGTATGGTTCTTGATATCCCAGCCTGGGTTATTTTCGATGAAAAAGCCAGTGAAGCATCTTGCATGAAAACCCACAAGGATTGTGTAGATGCAACAAAATACAACAATGAGTATTTTATCAAGAATAGAAAAGGTGTAAAAAACGGCGGCACTCGATTCTTGAATGTACTTCAAGGGTCGTCTCATACTGAATCAGATGATTGGTATAATCAGATGAAAGTATTTAATGACCCAAATGTTTATCCAGATAAACATTTTGATGGCTGGGCAATGGGTGGACTAAATGGCTCAGAAATTCATCTAGTATTAAAGCGAATCGTAACAATGTATCATGACGGGTTACTGCAAGAGGGATTGCATGACTGGATTCACTTTTTGGGCACTAGCAGATTAGAATGGGCCGTTATGCTAACTGCCATTCAGCGAGCAATTAGAAAATACTATAATCCAAGTTTGACTGTCAGTTTTGACTGCGCCAGTCCATTTTTAGCAACAGCAAATGGTCTCATCTACACTACAACGATTACTGATGATAATAAACGTTGGTCATACAGAACAGAGAGTAGTTTAGATGATAAAAATTATGCGACTGACACTCGACAGTATACGGCAGCAGTCCGACAAGATGGGGTCTATCCAAAATTTGATGGTAGCCCGGTTATTGACAATTGCAAGGTTAATGACATTTGTTATTACAAGCCAGGCGACTTGAATAAAATTGGCAAAGAAGGTAAGACTTCTTGGGATTCATTTAGTTATGCCTTACAAATGGGCCATAATGTGTGGATGCATATAGAAGCAGTACAGAGAGCAAATCGTGAATACGATGCAGGTAAGCTACCAACAATGCTTACTCGAATTGAGTACGATTATGTTAGATTCGAAAAGGTAGTCGATGATATTTTTTCACAACCAACATTAGAAAAATCAATCGAGCTGATTGAAAAATATGATCGGTTTTGGATGCAGATTGTTGGTTTGCGCGGAACGACTGGAAAACGCTCTAGATCTTCAACAACCGCGTTCAACATGTTCTTTACTCCAGCAAATAAGAACTCCGATTCTAGTAATGACGACCGTGAAGAAGACACAATGGATCCAGCTGAGGCATATGCACAAGAAACATCATGTGTCAATGATGAAAACCTTAATCAATTAGAGGAAACAATAGATGCCCAAGAAAACAAATAATTATTTACATGAATCATTGTCGTTGACTGTTGACAGTAGCGACAGTCCAATGAAAGGAACTACGGTTTTAAATATCACAGCAAAGAGTTTACGCGAATACAAGGATCGTTTAGTAACTATTATCCACAATGCCATTCGTTTAAATGATGTAGAACAATTACGATTCATTATCCGTACTATTGATTCGAACGCTGACCTAAAGGAAATGATCAAACTCGCATTGCATTATGAATCTAAAGGAATGGCAGTTGCGTTTGATTTTCCAGTAGAATTACTACATTGGATTGCAGAGACAGAAATCTTAGAAAGAGATATTATCGTAACTGCTCGAATTGATATGTCGGCATTGTCATTTACTGATAATGCTATTGTCAATATTATTGGATTGAATGGAGTGTTCAGTGCTAATTTGAACAAAATCAAATCAGTATCTAATTACATACCAAATAAGATCCTAAACAAAGGCAATGAAATTTAACTATAAATAATAGTGTAAGACATTTATTAATTTAACTATTATTTGGAGTAAACAAATGGCATATAAACAAGCCAACAAAAAACAACGTATTGGCATGAAACCAGAAGTCAAAAAGATCTTCAACGAACTTGATGAATATAGAGACTATTGCAGAATGTATCTATTAAAGTTTGATGAAGCTGATTTGTTCAAATCAGAGCAATGGCGAAGATTCAACAACGATCGAAAGCGTCGGGCAGCATATGAAGCTCGTGAAGCAAAGCGCCAAGCAAAAAGGCAAGAATCTAAGGGGTAATGCCCCGCACTCTACAAAAAAGCGGCCTAGGCCGCTTTTTTTATGAATATCATTTCAAAGCAATAAATGAAATAAAAATGTGCGCTAGTTCACATTTTGCTAAATACATAACGCGAAGCGTGTAGTATTTAGTCTAGCGTTATTCACACAACTAACGAGGAATTATAATGAAAAAATTATTTTATGCTTTGCCAATTTTACTAAGTCTGTTTATCGCAGGCTGCGATGTAACCGCACAAAACCCACCCCCACACAGACTGTATTGGACAGATCCAGATAACCCACCGGGTACTATATTCGGATACCATGTTTGGTGTGGTGATCAGTCTGGTGTATATACTCAAAATTGGACAGTTCCAGAAGGAACCTTGGAAATTTTCATAACTACTATGAATTTAAGTGACGGAATGCATTATTGTACTGTTACTGCATATAACTTCGTAGGCGATTCCGCCTACTCAAATGAAGTTGAATTTTATACGGTTGGTGGCGATTTACAAGTCACCAAACCAAATGCACCAAGCGGGCTAGGTGTTGAATAATATTAAATGGTAATTAAAAATATCTAGCAATATTTTTATAAATAACAGTGTCGGTAGCAGGCGGTTATCGACACTTCAACCTATTAAATATTACGGGAGGTAATATGTCTTTAAATAAACAAAAGTGCGACGCTGAACTGGGCAAGCGCGTACACCAGCATTTGGTTTCACTAGGCCTAGAAACACCAGTAATCGAAAATTCACTTTCAGTCAAAGAGAGAATTAGCCTAATCCAAAAAGACTTCGCAAACATTATGGTTAACTTAGGCTTAGACCTAACAGACGACTCATTAGCAGATACCCCGCGAAGAGTTGCCAAAATGTATGTAACTGAGATTTTTTATGGTTTAGATTATGACTGTTTTCCAAAATGCACTGCAATTGAAAACAAGTTTGAAGCAGATGAAATGATTGTTGAGCGAAATGTCAATGTCATGTCATCTTGTGAACATCATTTTGTTACAATTGATGGGTTTGCTACTATTGGATACATTCCTAGTAAAAAAGTAATTGGACTATCTAAATTAAATCGAATTGTTGAGTTTTTTTCAAAACGACCACAAGTTCAAGAACGGCTCACTGCACAGATTCACGCTGCTTTATCCTATATTTTGGATTCAGATGATATTGCTGTGGTGATAACTGCCAAGCATTATTGTGTTGCTAGTCGTGGTATTGAAGATACTGCTTCATTTACTACAACAAGTAAGCTAAGTGGAGCATTTCGTAACGATGCGCAAACAAGAGCAGAATTTATGGCTCTTGCAAATAGTTCATCAGTTTAATCATTTCAACCTGTTAATGGTGCCATCGTTATTGTTGGTGCCATTTTTAAATGTTATAATTATCTTATGAAGAAATTAAAAGTTAGTGAGTTGTTCTATTCCCTTCAAGGGGAAGGAAAATATGTCGGCCAACCGTCTGTTTTTTTACGACTATTTGGATGTAATTTAAAATGTGAAGGGTTTGGTATGCCGTCGGGCCAAAAATCCACAGAGCGATTCGATATAAGATTTGATGACCTCAGTCAATATAACAGCATTAGTGATTTACCATTAGTATCAACAGGGTGCGATTCATATGCATCTTGGGACAGCAGATTCAAAAGGTTTAGTCCAACATATTCAATTGATGAAGTAGTTGATCAAATGTTGGCACTATTGCCAGGTCAGCCTGATCATTGGGATAATGAAAATATCCATTTGGTTATTACCGGCGGCGAGCCTTTATTGCCTGGGTGGCAGAAAATTCTTCCAGATTTAATTCGTCATTATAAATTAGTGAAATTGAAATATATAACAATTGAAACTAATGGTACAAAAGAGCTCACTAATGACTTTCAACAATTTGTATACGCCTGTTCTAAACTGTGGACATTTAGCGTATCGCCAAAATTATCTGCAAGTGGCGAGCCAATGGATAAAACAATAAAACCCAAAGCAATTGCATCATATGTTAGGGCGCGGGCGACAGTATATGCAAAATATGTATGTCAAACAGAAAACGATATAAAAGAAGCAATAGCAGTTCATGACGAATTTAATAATGAACTACTAGCCATTGATCATATACCAATGTACATCATGCCAGCTGGTGGCATGCATGAGCAATACAAAAACACATCAAAAACAATCGCAGCATTGTGTATGAAGTATGGTGTTACTTTTACTCCACGGCTACACATTGATCTATTTGGAAATAAATGGGCTACATAATCTTGCGACCGTCAGATTGGTGTGAAGGAACGGTAGTTGCGGAAACTGGCACCGCTGGATGGTTCTACTACAATTTTCTTAACTCAAATATTATCTTAGTAGAAGAGCAAGAATTTAAGTGTCGTCGCACTGCATTCTTACATACAATAGCAATTGTGATAAAAACACCAATTGGTTTAATTGACTTATCATGCTTTGTTCCTAATTCAGAAGCAATGAACCATAAGACTACACTTCACACAAATTCAGAGTTATATAATATTGAAGGCGAATTGGAAATCTTTAAATTTAAAATGATATCCGAGCATAATGCACCTGCACAAGCAGTATTTTTACCTAACAACAAATGTGTTTTGAGTCAATTGGTATAAAATATAAGTCATTGTGCTAGTATAATAACTATAATAAAAAAAGAGGACTCATAATGTTTAATATGTTCAAGAAATACAAAGAAGAAAAACAGCGCATTTTGGCAGAGCGTGATCAATTAAAATCACAGCTAGTTGAATTAACAGCAATTGTTAAGTCTTTTCAAGAAAAAGAAGAAGAACGCAAACGAAAAGAACAAGAGCGAATTGAAGAGGAACAGCGCCTAGAGCGGTTAGCTCAAGAAGAACGCGAAAGAAAAAATGCAGCAAAGGAATTAGCTACAAAAAACAATGAACCATATTTTGCTATAGTTGATACTACTGTTGACTTAACTGACGGAAACGTAGCTGGATCATTTGAGTTTGATTGGAATGATTTATTTATTGACGAATTGAAAAAGGCTGGATATCCCGGCGAAACAGATGAACAAATTGTAGATAACTGGTACCGGAATATCTGCAAGCATGTGTGGGTAGAGACACACGAACAAGCAATTGCTGATATTAGTATCGCAACACCCAAACGCAAAGATCTAGGCGACGGGTTGGCAGAATACCAATGATTTTTAATTTAGTTGGTGCGGAGTATGCAGCGGCGGCTCGTGTTGCTACGCCTTATGTTGCTGCATCAGATGATCCTCGATACGCATATATGCTTGATAACCCACACCCAGAAAATATCGAGCGCGGTCTAGCTAATAGGTTCTCTATGATCCTTAAAGCTACTCCTATAACATATGCTAAACCTTGGGCGGGTAACGAATTTATTTATACACATGTAGACCAACTTATAACTAATGCAGATAGCAATAGCTTCATCTTCGCATTGTGGGCACCGTTTGATAGAAAATCAATAATAATTAATAATATATGGCATCACTATGAATTAAATAGTGACATCAATACGGTTCCCACACCTTATTATACTGAGATTGAAGATTGGATGACTAATTTCAATCTCGAATCAATTGAAAAATACTGGCATGAGAAAATTTGGAAACTAAGAAAAAAATTACATGCCAAACAGATTCCATTCCTTTTTGGCATGGAGTCTACAACATTCCAAACAATAAAACGAAAGCACCGATGGGGTGATGATTTCATAGATCCATATAACATTACTTTAGTTGATGTTTGTAAAGAACATTCAAACCCGTCTCAAGGGTTTTTCGATGAATATGCATATGCGCATTATGTAAATTATGCCATGAAATACATCATACCAAAAATCAAATAATGAACGATTCTAAAACTGCTAATAACATTAACACACAAAAGAACGGCACATTGATTAAATTACATCAAGTATCGGCCAAACTTGGTGGAAGGATATTAGATAGAGTAGAACGACATTCATGTAGTATTCACAATGATAGTGGCGCTAATACACAAACTATGTATGTTTTGGAATTTCCGGAATCTACAGTAACCAATTTATTGGCTCTTAATGATTGGCTGTCTGTTAATTCAGGTGGATTAGGGCCTACAACCACAATTGATATTTTGACAAAACATGCTGTCTTGCAACAAGCGGCAGAAAACACTGAAATAAGAAACCACATTGAGCAGTTGCAGTTAATGCTAACATTATTAGGATATGACATTACATTATTATGAAATATATTATTGTTGATACAATGAATTTGTTCTTTCGGTGCAAGCATATTGCCGGTAATAAAGCTGATCCATGGCTTAAAATTGGTATGGCAATGCACCTAACGTTAATGAGCACAACAAAGATGTTCAAAGACCATAATGGCGACCACGTCGTGTTTGTAACAGAAGGCAAAGGTTCGTGGCGCAGGGAAATTTATGAGCAATATAAAAACAACCGAAAGGTAGCTCGAGCCGCATTAACTGAAGAACAGCAAGAAGAAGACAAATTGTTTTTTGAAGCATATTTGGATCTAGTTAAATTTTTGGATGAGCGGACAAATTGCACTGTTCTTAATGTACCAAGAGCAGAAGGAGATGATCTCATTGCTAGGTGGATCCAAACGCATCCTGAAGACGAACATGTTATTATAAGTACAGACTCAGACTTTGTTCAATTATTGGCACCAAACGTATCTCAATTTAATGGTGTTTCTGAACGGCTATATACAATTGATGGTGTATTTGATGTTAAGGGCAAACCTGTCATTGATAACAAAACTAAAGAACCCATGACAGTTGATCCTGAGTGGGAATTGTTCTTAAAATGTGTTAGGGGTGATCCAGGCGATGGTATTTTTTCAGCATACCCTGGAGCATACTTAAAAAGTACAAAAAATAGAATTGGCATCAAAGAAGCATATGAGGACAAAGTGAGCAAAGGATATGCATGGAACAATTTCATGCTACAACGGTGGGTTGACCATAATGATGTTGAGCATAGGGTACTCGATGATTATGAACGAAACTGCATGTTGATTGATTTAACTAAGCAACCAGCAGATATAGTTCAAGCAATTGATGCTGCTATTAAGCAAGCTGAACAAAAGCCAGTTAAACAAATGGTCGGTGCGCATTTATTAAAATTTTGTGCAAAGTATGAATTAAACAGCATTGCAAAGTTTCCAACAGATGTGGCTAATTGTTTAAATAGCATTAATCCTAATCCCAAGACTGAAACAAAATAATAATAAACACGGAGTTCACATGTCAACAAATAATTACATTGCCATTCCAATCACAAAAAAATTCTGGATTGTCGAAGACCCCAACGGTGATCGAATTGGAACCGTTCAAATTGTGTCAGATGGTACAAATGACGCTGTATTGGTGTCAAAGGGGACCAGACAACGATACCCGTCAATTAATGTATTGGGATCTGAACATAACATCAAATTCACAACAATTCGTGGTACTAAGGACGGTTCAGTAAAAGAACACACACCTATTGAAGAATCAAATACAGCATACGGGTATCCAATTGATGGTGAAGTGGCATATAACATTTCAATGAATGTTCAGTTAGGTGCTGCAATGTATACAAAAACAAAAAAGAGCAAAGCAGAGTTTGCTGCCGGATATTTCTTAATAAAATATGACAAATATTGGGTTAAGGAGTTCTGTCCAAGAAAATTAGCATTAACTCGATACGATTTTCGTGGTCCATGGAAAACGCCAGAAGAACAAGACAGAGTCTTCAATGAAATGAGGAACTCTAATGAATGAATCGGATTACCCAATTCATTTAAAGAAGTTTTTAAATGAAGTAGACACCTTAAGAAAGTGGGGTGGCGCTGGCATTATGGTCGAAAAAGAGGAGGCCATTGCTATTGCGAATGAAATTTTAAGCCTATTAGATAAAAACAAAAACCAACCACAATCAGAAAATATAACTGTTGTAATCGATCCTGGTCAAAATTCACTCTAACATTAAATAAGTACATTGCGTGTCTTGGTATAAATACAGTATAAGACCGGAGATGTAATGAGTAGACCCAAGCCAACTGTATTATTAGAATATATCAACAAAAGTACCTATAAAAGCGAACAGGTTTTACAAGGTGATGTTGTGTATGCTGTATTTTATGATGGGATGCCTATTAATCTCAAAACAAAAAACATCCTTGTAAATTATCCTGGTCCAAAATACAAAAAGACTAGTTTTACTAATCCCGGGTTTGCTGTTAATTTAGCAAAACGGTTGAATCAACAATTCAACACTGACAAATTTACTGTAGTTGAATTGACACCTGGAAAGGTTATTTACAACAGCAACAAATGATCGAGCGATATAATAAAACAATTATCGCAAATCATGTCTTTGAAGAAGCCACCCGAAAAAGCCCAGATTGGAATGTAGATGGGGCAAAGCCGATGGATATTTGGCGGACTCCGTCACCAACTACTGGAATGGCTTTATCTGAGTTTGGTGTATGGGTACTCAGATTTGTGCTTGACATTGAGCCATATATCCTTTATATTAATAAGCCGTTGACAAGCAGATTCAAAATTGACGTCGCGACGTATGTTCCCGGCATGTATTATTTGAAGTCTGCTACAACGGCATCGAATGTATTTGGATATGACCCAAACGCTAATGGGGCCGAATTGCATATTTTTGACAGGAAAATGCAAACATGGGCCGCATTAGCATCAGACGCACATTCATTTATTGATGCATTAAAATTCAAAAAAAGTTAAAATTTTACTTGACAATGCGTCAAATGGTGTGTATTATACACGAACATTAACAAGCAACTGGAGAAATTAAATGGCTCAGAAAAAGAACATTAACACCCGTACTGTCTCAGCAAACGACGCCAAAGTAGCAATCAGCCGCTGCTTTGATACAAAGCGCCCGGTGTTTCTTTGGGGACCTCCTGGTATTGGTAAAAGTGAGCTGATTGAGCAGCTCGCAAAAGAAAAGAACGGTCACATGATTGACATGCGTATGTCACTCATTGAGCCTACTGACCTCAAAGGTATCCCATACTTCAACCCCGAACAGGGTAATATGAAATGGGCACCGCCTATTGATCTCCCCACTGAGGAACTGGCAAGTCAATATGACATTGTGGTACTGTTCCTTGATGAAATGAACTCCGCTCCTCCCAGTGTCCAGGCTGCTGGTTATCAGCTGATCCTCAACCGGCGTGTTGGTGAGTATCAGCTTCCCGACAATGTAGTAATTGTTGCTGCTGGCAACCGGGAAAGTGATAAAGGTGTTACTTACCGTATGCCCGCCCCGCTGGCCAACCGCTTTGTTCACCTGGAAATGAAAGTGGATTATGAGTCATGGTTTGAGTGGGCAGTGGGAAACAAGATTCATCCGGATGTAACTGGTTACATCACTTACGCCAAGCAGGATCTGTTCAATTTTGAACCAACTGCTAATGAGCGAGCGTTTGCTACGCCTCGGAGCTGGACCTTTGTGTCAGATCTGATCAGCGATGACAGCCTGCCGCATAGCACTATGGTTGACCTTGTATCTGGTACCATTGGTGAAGGAACTGCCATCAAGTTCCTGGCGCACCGCAAGATTGCCGCTGACCTGCCGAACCCCGAGGATATCCTTTCCGGTGAGGTTACCAAAATGAAATCCAAGGAGATTTCAGCTATGTACTCACTGGTAATTTCAATGTGCTATACCCTGAAGGAGTATTATGATAACATTGATGAAGATAACGCCGAAGAAGAGCGCAAGACCTTCTATGAGATGGCAGACTACTTCTTCACTTTCATGATGGACAATTTCAGCACTGAGCTGGTTGTTATGGGAAGTGCTGTAGCAATGAAGAACTATCAGCTGCCGCTCAGCCCGGCGCACCTGAAGTCCTTTGACCGCTTCCACGACAACTACGGCAAATACATTATGAACGCCGTCAAGAGTTAATGAGCCGAAACATGGATGTTTCATTTAAATGCCCCAATATTGGGGCA